AACGTAGGTTTGACCACCATAGTATTGTGGGCCACCGCCCTGATACAACTGCTGTGCTTGCTGTAGTCCGTAACCTAGATAAGGTTGGATTGTTGGGTCAATTGTGGATTTGGTTTCGGTTACCATCTTTACTCCTAAAAGTTCGGATTCCGAGATGGGTCATCCACGGAAACCATTATACATAAATTATTAAAATCAACCAATAATTGCATACCGATATGTCTTGTTTGCAGTTGAATTGGCAAAGTGCGTAATCGTAGCCGTACCCTGTCCTTGGGAACTAGCGTAGATGTTTGTCAATGAATTTACTGAAACAAAGTTCATTGTGGCAATTAAAGACGCTGTAGTAGGTCTAGTAGGGCTAGTTCCAGCAGCATAAAACTGTAAGGAAACATTGGTACTTGGTGCAGACCAATATAACTCAATGTAATCATTAGCCGCTAGGTCTAAAAAGTAGTTCCATCCGACAACTGTATGCCCATCAATTCCACCATGAGAACTAGGAACACCAATAAGACCAGTAGAGCCAACAATATTCGTGCCATTTTTACGCAACCAAACGCTTACATCATGCTCTTGAGTATCTGTATTTTGAAACTGTCCAGACCATTGAAAGTTATAAACACCTGCGTTTTTGACATTTACCCTAGAACTATTGCTTAAAGTTACCCCATTAGAAACATCTGTAGTGTCTAAAGTCATTGCATAGGCAGTATTTGCCGCAGCTAAAGTCTGGTCAACTACGCTCTGGAAAGCCCCATATGGAGTGTAATCAGCATAAGAAGCACTAGAGATAGGAACAAATAAGATAACGCTATCTGGGCCTATCCTTCGGTCTGTCAACGTGGTAGTAGTAGCACCACCTGTAGCCAAGGTCAAAGTCCCTGTGTTATTGGTCTTTCCGTCCATGATGCCACGGACAACTTCAGCCACAGCCCTCTGGTCACCACCAAACGCAGGTAGGCTTCTAAACATCAGCGAACCCCTTGTGGAGTTACATCCACATCCACGGAGATAGCGTTATTCCAGTTAGCACCAGTAGGAGTGACTTTGAGTCTGTGATACCTACCTGCACTTCTAAGTGGAACACGATTTTCTGAACTAGCAGCTACGGCAGTATTAAAACTTATACCTTGGTTTAGCAGGGTACGAGAAGCAATAGCTACAGTTGCAGAACCATTGTCAACAATAGGTCTAGCTAGGGTTACTACTGAGTTAGCACCAATGTCCAAGTCTCCAGTAGAAATTACGGCAGTTTGGTTAGCACCTGTAAAACTCATCACACGAGTAGCTAAAGTACCACCCAAAAAGTATTTACCGCCCACATACAAACGTGAGTCCAAAGAAGTGGTCAAAGCATCAATAGAACTAGAAATGCTATCTAATTGCTCAAGCGTTACAGACGATGTAGAGGCTTCAGATAAGTAGTCTGTACCAGCATCCCCATAAGTCCACTTCTGAGTCTTAAAGTTGTAAATTAGTACATTCCTGTTTCCGTTAACAGATTTGTAATTCCAGATTACAAGTTTGCGGATAGGGTCAACGGCAGCAGACATAGTTCCATAGTCGGAATCTGAAGCATCTTGTAAAAAGAATCTATCTACTTTTTCTGCGCCAATAGGTGTGACGTTTTGTCCATCACACAAATAAAATCCATCATCAGACAAAAAGAAAGTTATACCTTGGTATTGAGCAATTGAACCAGCTACCATACATCCCTTGCCACGAGAGATATTGTCAAACTGGAAAATAAACGGAGTACCAACATAACTCATTCGATGAATGGCTCGCTCTAAAAGAACAAGACCAAACTCACCACCACGGATTCCAACAATCTGACCACCATCAGGAATGTCTTGATAATCAGACTGAGTGTTTACGTTCTCTGTCCAATCTGTCTCATCATTGATGGCTGACCAACGTACACGATACTGTTGTTGTGTCGTTTCAAGCGTATTTGCAACCACGACAAAATCACGAACAACTGTTATGTACTTGGCAATAGGTGCGGTAGCCGATAAGTCAGCAAACGATGTAGAAGTTCCTAGCGTCCATGCTTGGAGTTTCTCAGCATTATTTGTAGAGATTACAGTCTTTCCAAACTGAGTAAAACGAACCCTGTCGTTAGAGCCAGTTGTCATGCCAGTTTTAACCTGAGTGATAGCCCCTACACCACTTACTGTATAAATCTTGGTAGAACCAGCCGCAAATAAAGCAGTATCACCATTGGGTTGCTTGGCAGCGTAGAGTGAAGTTAAATCCTCAGCAGCGTTACTAGATGAAAACGTCACAGGCGCAGGGAATGGGCCATAACCAATAGCCTGAGAAACCACGTTCTTAGCGTCAGTCAACGCACCCGACACGCTAGGTTGGTCAGGCATCCACTCACCAAAAGTTAGTTTTGTCGTAGCCATGTGTTACTTCCTTGCGCCTGTATTGTCCATGTATTGTCATTAGCCGATACTGGAGTCCATGTGTTTGTATCACCAGAAACAACAGTCCAAGTGTTTGAATCTGTGCTAACTGGTGTCCAAGTATTTGCATCTTGAGGAACTGGAGTCCAGTTGTCTCCTAAGATAACACCTTTAGCCGTAATTGTTGCTAGACCTGATACCGAGGCTACCCCTGCATATATTGCAGACGCACTAGCGACAACATTAGCATTAGCTGTCACGCTTGCTACTGCATCTCTAACCCTTATTGCATCAGCAGTTACTGTAGATGTTCCGCTAACACTAGCAGAAGCACTTTGCTGACGGATGCCAATTGCGCTTACTGTTGCACTACCAGTAATACTTGCGACACCTTCAGCAACCAAACCACCATTTGCAACTACTGTAGCTACGCAAGTAACGGAAGCAACGCCATCCTTAACAATACCCCCAACAGCAGTTACATCTGCATTGCCAGTAATACTTCCACTAGCAAACTGAACACGAGTAGCGTTAGCAGTTACTGTAGATGTTGCATCAACTGCACCAGAGGCAAACTGCACCCTAGTTGCATCACAAGACGCACTAGCATTAGCCGTAATACTTGCGCTGGCTAACTGAACCCTTACTGCATCTGCCGTAACAGTCGCTGAACCATTTACTACCCCTACACCATACTGAACCCTAGTAGCATCGGTTGTAACGCTTGCAGACGCAGTTACAGACCCATAGGCATCCCATAGGGTTACTGAGGTATCATAAAGTGGACTATCGAGTGTGAGTGTTAAGTCATCAATGCTAGACTTTAAATTGTCTAGCGAGTCAATTGTCCACGGAGGTAGTAAGTCAGCCATCTCACGCCAAAGTAACGCTCAATGAACCAACAGCAATGCGGAACACATCACCAGTTGCAATCGTCTTAGAAGCGTCTAATGGTGTGTGATACAGCAAGTTACCTGTAGTCAAAGCATCACGGATTCCAATGTGTGTAATTGTTCCCCATGAACCGCCAGCTTGAGGAAACTCAATAGCAGCAGAGTTTGTAGATGCACCATTACTAGGCGCACCAAATGTAATTGACTGACGAGCATAGCTAGTACCAGATACTTCTGTACCTGTGTCAGCGTCTGTTGGGTCAGATGTGTATAAAGCAAGATACACAGTTGTTGGTGCTGTGTATGTTGTACCGCGTAATGTGCCGTTAATCAGCGCATTTTCAAGATAGTTACTCATTTCAGCCATAGTTTCACCTTGGAGTTAGTTTCATTGCTAAAGGAACACCAGAATACTGACCTTCTTCGTCAGACTTGGTTAGGGACGCAATCGCTCTGTCATACATAGTTCCCCATGTATTGATTCGTGCGTCATTCATTAAGTAAGGCTCTGCTTCAATCAAAGAAGCGTAGAGCAAAGCATCTGGTGCTGTTGTCAAAAATGTATTACTTGTATTACTGCTAGACAAGTATGCTGGCGCAGAGTAGTACAGTAGTTTTACTGTGTAAACACCATCAGGAGGAGGAGACACTTGAAAGTCATTAGCAAGAATAGTGTAAGACTTAGGAACACCAACTTCTGATGTTCTAGGGTCATTAGACAATGCTGATGGACTAGAGTAACTTAATGGCTGAATTGGGTTTGTCATTACAACAAAATCACGCACCTGCAAAAAGTCAGCAGGTATTTCAATGGTGTTGTCACCAGATACTGTAGCAGTCGTAACGGATTTCAACATCTGGCGAATACGCAACTCTCTACGGAGTCGGTTTTCAGCAAATGTAATAAAGTCTGGAATCTGTGAAGTTAAGTCAGACCTAGCCAAATAGTTGGCTATTGAAGTCTGCAAGTCAGAATATGTTGAGAGGCTCATACCACTCCAGTTCTAGTGCGCCATGCACGATTCATTGGGTCATTCAACCAAGCAGCAAAACGCTTGTCATCAAGAACAGCAAAGCCACGCATGATTCCTTGTTTGTTCAAGTCATCAATAACTGTCATAGGAATAGAAGCTACTTTATTGCCAAACAGTTGGTCAGACCATCTTGCTCGCTCATCGTACGAGTTATATTCTTTTTTATTCTGCTCAACAATGTCAGAAACATCCTGACGAGTCTGAATAATGATGCCACCTTCGCCATCAGCATGAACAGCAGTTTGTCTAAAGTTTTCCATAGTGCAATTCTATCAGTTTGACTAGAAAAGAAAATGCCCCAGAGGTTTAAGTCTGAGGCATTTTTCGGGGTTACCTTAGATTAAGGTGTCAAGTCAGCAATGATGCCATGTGCTGCTTCGTTCTTAACTTCCAAGGTGTACTCAGCCAACAACTGTGTGCTTTCGTTGTCACCAGTTACAGCCAACTCGTTGGTCTGGAAAGGACGCAGATAAGCAATAGCAGCCATGTCGGGGTCAAGCACAAACGCTGTCTCATCGCAAGAGTTGGTAGATGTCATAAAGCGGTTGGGAACAATTGAAATTGCACCGAAATCGCTCAGGTAAACATCGGCCGCTGACACGATAGTCGTAGGCGCATTGCTTGGGGCCATGAAACGCTGTGCAGCAATACCTGTGAAAGCGGAAACTGTCTGCTTGTGAGCAGGGTTAACCATCAACACTTTGGGATTGCCACCAGAGGAGTAAACGCTCTTAACAACAGTTTGCAACAAGGCTTCTGTGAAAGTGCGGTTTGTGCCGTTGGTACGAGCAGTAGTGCCAGAAGCACCAGCAGAACCACTAGTTCCAAAAGAACCATTGGAAGCTAACCATGCTTGCAGACCACCCAATTTACGAGCAGTAGAAGAATCACCATTGGTAGCAACTTGGTTGCTCAACAGGGAAGTCTCCATGTCACGCTTAATTTCGGCCGATGCTTTCGCAAGTTGATAGGCTTTTTCTGATTTGCGGCCCGCCTTATCGACAGATTGCAAAGTGCCAGAAATCTTTACAGTCTTCTGTGCAATCTGAGTGCGGTTGCCTACACGAGTCGTAGGAGACATAGTGGCATCAGATGCCGTGGCCCCTTCGACTGCGTAGTTCGTTAAAACCGCAGCGGAAAGTGAATCCGTTTGCCACTCGTGATAAACAGCAGTTGCCTTTGTTTTGCCGATAGACGACATAAATGGGACATCTGTTGGTGAAATCGAGTAGATAACATCCGAAAGGTCTTCACGCTGACCAATAGCGGTGTACGTTTGATAGGTAGCCATAATTTAATACTCCAAAATTTATAAAAATCGTTCAAATGCTCTGGCTGCGTCAGTAACTTTTCCAGTTTCACGCAGCCTTTGCATAGCCTGTTTATCTTGTGAAGACCTTGTAGGAGGCGCAGAAGTCCCAGAACGCATCATCTTAGGGGCAGACTGGAGTTTCTTATTCAACTCTGGTTTGCTCTTTTGAAGTTGCTCATACTTCATTGCTTTATACAAGGTATGCACAGCACGACTGTCATATACGGAACTGAGTTCTTGGTCAGACCATCCAACAGACTTCGCATAGTCACGGATTTGTTTCCGTACCGCATCACCCTGTGGCGTAGCTAACTCAGGAATCAGACTAACTAGCTTCTCAGATTCTTGACGGAGATGGTTTTGCAGAGAGGCTTGTTGCTCGGCTTGTTGCTGTTGGGCAATGCGTTGCTGTTCATTCCTGACTACTGCTAACTGCTTCTCACGCTGACTCTGTTCAGCTACCGCTACCGCATAACCGATAGGGTCTGTTTCCTTTAAAACTTCTAAGTCCACACCCTGATGTTGCTGCGTAAGGAAGCTATCCAACGCTTGCAACTTCTGAGCATATGCCTGTCGCTCTTGTTTCACATACTCTAAATGATTACGTTCAGCTTCAATTGCCTTACGTTGTTCAGCTAGAGCCTGAGACTTTTTGGTGTAGTCCGTACCTTGTTGATAACCCTTGATAAGTTCGTCTAGTTCTACTTCGACTTCCTCACCAGATGCTTTGACTTTATATCTCTGCTTGGGTTGTTCTTCTTCTTCAGAATACTCAACTTCATCAGTCTCTTGAATTTCCTCTGACTGTTCCTCGGCTTGGCCTTGTTCGGCTTCCTCAGAATCACCCATCAGACTTTCAAACGCTGAAGCGGCTTGGTTTACATTTAGGCTTTCACTCCCTTGTGGGTTGGTGTTTTCCATTTGTCATCTCAATAATCGCCAGAAACCTTCTGGACGGAGGATAGGGTAAACCCTATAAAATCTTCCACTTCTTCTCTTTGATTACAGTTTCCGAGGCTAAACCTTCTAGGTGTCCTGTAATCAGTTCTAATGTCTTTATGTGCCTGTAAGCGTCTTCACGCCTATCAGATTCTTCTGCACTTGTGTTAATTATTACACTAATCTGCTCATTTTTCAAATTATTTAATACTTCTTTGAAAAAGTCATCATTTAATAGGTTTTTAGCCCATTGTGCTACTAGGTACTTGTCCATACTGATTTTGTATTCCAGAAATAATGTCGTTGATACTCAATCCACTCGCTGAAGGCATACCTTGCTTGCTACCCAAGATGCTCATTAAGTCGTTGTAACTCATGCTTGAGGGTTGTGAATACTTGACTGCCTCTGGCACTTGACCATAGTTAGGGTCTAGGAATTTTTCCCATTGCGTACCCCTTAACAATTCACGAGTCCCAAAGTCAATTGGTGTTAGTGGCGTATATGGTGCAGTTGTTGGTTTGTTAGGAGTCTTCCAATCTGTTGGGACAGGAACAATATCAAAACCAGTTGGTGTTGTTGTTTTAGGAGTTACAACATTAGCAGCAGCCGCAATAGTTGCAATAGGTGCAATTACTTTAAGAATATCAGTTATTGTTGGAGGAACTATTGGAGGAACAGGCGGAACTATAGGAGGCGTAGGAGGCACAACTGGAGGATTGACTACAGGAGGAGTAACTGGAGGATTAACAACAGGAGTGGTTACCGCAGGAGTGGCAACTGCTGGAGGAGTTACCAAAGGTGTTCCTACAAGTCCATCTGGGCCTAACGCAAACGCAGGATTAAACACACCACCAGCATTTGTGTAAGCAGTATCCCAAGCGTTAATTCCAGTTGGCACACCTTCGCCTAAAAATGCGCCATTTCCAATAGGCAATCCAAAAGCAGGATTAAATACTCCACCTGCTGCTGTGTAAGCTGCGTCAAAAGCTGGTATTCCAGAAGCTACGCCTTCACCTAAAAAAGCACCATTACCAATTGCTGGAGTAGTACCTCCCAATAATCCACCAGAATAAGCAGCCAATATAGCTGCCATTACTACAGGGTCTGTAAGAGCCTCTCCTAACCCCTCAATAAATGAACCTGCAACTTCTTGCTGTTGTGTACTTTGCTGATACTGACCTGTTGGGTCATACCAATTTACATTTCCACCAACTTGGTTTTCATCAGCTTTGTATGTAATAACATTTTCTAGTGCGCCCTGTTGGGCATCCATGCCAGAACCACCATAACCATAAACAGGTTGGTAATAAGTTCCATCAATTAAAACTGGATTATTTTGGTTAGCTTCAAAAACACCAGAGTTAATTAGGTCTTGAATACTTACAGTAGCCATGATTAACCCCTAATCTCTACGTTAGATGTGATGCCAGCACCAATCTTCATTGCTTTCAATTGTGCTTCTGCTTCAAACTCTTGTTGCTTCAATGCAAAGTAAGCCTGTTGTTTTTCACGCTCAAGTTGCAACTTAGCCATCTCTTTCTCACGCATCAATTGCATTTCAAGAGCAGCCTTCTGTTGCGCCATCTGCATATCAATCTGCATCTGTTGTTGTTGCATCTGCAAGTCAGCTTGTGCTTTAGCTTGGTTGGCTTGTATCTCAGCCTGAGTCCTAGCCATCAATGCTTGAATCTCTGGAGGCATCTGTTGCTCTTGTGGAGGAGGGTTACTCAATGCTTGGTCTTGCTCTGGGGTAATTGCTTTGTAGAACTCAGCACTATCTTTAAACCCTGCAATCTCTACCATGCGTCCCAGAGTGCCACGATACTGAGCAGGGGAAACGTAAGGATTAGCAGGGCCATACTGACCAATCAACTGCTCTTGTTTAGCAAGAACCATTGACAACATAGCCATTTGCTCTTGTCGGTTACCTGCACCCAGACCCACGTTAATAGACACATCATATTGGTTAGCCCATGTTCTAGGGTCAAACTCTACGAACTCACCACGCATGCGAACCATTCGTGCTTTGTCCTGATACTTACAGAGCAAGTGCAAGATGCCTTGGAACAAAGACTTAACGCCTGTCTCAGCAAAGATTCGAGCCATCAGTTCAATCTTACCTGCGCCAGCTTGTTGCATAGAGGCAACCGCAGCAGCAGTCACGTTCTGCAAGATTGCAGGGTCTAATCCCTGTGAAGCATCAGATACACCAGTACGCTTAGACTGTACTGTGTCCAGATACTGAAGCATTGGGAAAGCCTGATTAGCCACGTTCTGAACAACCAACTGTTGAACAGCACCTTGTGACTTGGCACGAATAACACCACCAGCAGTAGATGTAAGCAAGTCGTCAAGGTTTACTTGACCTTCCACCGCAACCACACGAGCATTGTTTGTCAGATATAAGTTATCCAACATCTGACGAGTGATAGTAGTCTTGATTAACTGTAGGTCAACTGTTCTGTCAGCTAACGAGTTACCAAAGAACTTGTGTGGAATTGGGATAGGACAAATTGAGTGGAACGGAACATAGTCTGTTTCCTCAATAATCTCTTTGCCCTTCTCATCTTGAAGAATCTCATTACCCGCATAGAAAACTTGAGTCAGAGAAGCAATGCCTTTTCCGTCTATATCAGTTTTGACATAGCACTCAAAGACTTCAATCTCTTGCATTGAAGGGTCATCAGTCTGTACTTGGTAGGGTTGCTCACCAGCAGAGTAACGAGCCACACGCTCTGGCGTATAAGCCAAGGCATCACCCATCTGTAAACTCTCTACTTGGTCTTTGTTGAAACCCATAGCAATTAATGTGCTACGAGTCAACATCTGCCTGTGAGCCACGAATGGGCTATCAGCAATAGTTCTAGCCTTTTTGCTAATCAAGAACTCCTCTGGCGGTACGTTCTCAATCGTTACCTTGCCTGACTTTTTCTTTTGTTGCACCACAACATTGTGTGTAGCACCCATCACAGGCACACCCATAGGGTCTATAACTGGCTGACCCATTGGGTCAAATATCGGAAACTCTGTCGTATCTTGCTCGACAATCTCCATGCTCTCATCACTCATCAGCAAGGCTAACTCATCGTTAGACAAGTCAAAGTAACGCTCTTTGGTAATGTCTTCTTTGTCTTCCCAATACGCTTTTAAGATGCCGTTCTTCTGTAAGAGTGCATCCTTAAACCAATCATGGAGAATGGACACGCCTTCGTTGTCCCTGTTAAATACCCAATTGCAGTAGTCTGTAGCCTGTTTTGCGGAGGCTTCATCCTTTGGGCCTTGTGGCTCAAAGACTACGATGTTGTCTGAGCCTGTGAAAATGCGAACAAGTGAAGGCAAAGCACCATCAATGGCCTCTGCAACTTCACCTGTAACGATTGAAGACTTACCTTCTACCTCATTTCCATAAGGTTGACGGAGATACGCTTCTAAAGCCTGTTTGCGCTGCTCTACTGTTTCACTCTCAATAAAGCCAATAGCGTCATCAATTTCAGCTTGCAGTATCGACTTCAAGTCGTTCGTTTCCATGTGCATCCTTTGGAGGGCGACCAAGTTTCGGTCTTGGTGAGGATTGTAACTCTTTTACCACATTTTCCAACATTTCGATGCGTTTTTCAAGTTCTTTTACCTTTGGGGCTAGATTTATGCCCTGCATTTGTACATACATTAAACAATCCATTTCGGTGCTGAGTTAATAGGCTTAGACCACGTTGAATGTCCTTCATCCAATCCAAGGGCTAAGTAGCGGAATGAGTCCGAGCCATGTGACGACCAATCATGCAATGGACGCTCATAGAATATCTTACGCTTCTCATCGTAATCTCTGCGGTAATTTCTTAGACAATTTAAGCCAATCTGCACTTTTGGTACATTAAACCAACACCTTGGCAACAATCGCCTAACAGCTTGGATGCCATCGTCTAGTCCCATTCTGGGTGCAATCTTGACTTCTAGCCCTGCGTCTTCAAGCATTTCCATGCGGCTTTTACCAGTTCCTAACTCCCTAACCCTAACGTCATGGGGCAGAATATGCTCTGCTTTGAGATAGTCGTTATCCTTAATCCACTTGACGTAATGGTCTAAACCTACACCATGATTCTCGTAATAGTCAATCAGACGCACCTCAGTACCCACCAACTGAGCCACCCAGATAGACGTAGAGTCACCCATACCCAAGTCCCAAGCAGTAAAAGTTCTACTCAATTCCTCTCTGGGAATCTCTTGCATGTGCTTCTTTTCTTCTAACTCGTTCAGCATTTGCCCATAGTAAGAACCTTCTACAGCAGCGTCAAAGCTACACTCAAACTCTTGGCGGTATTTATCCTCGCCCATCTCATTTTTGGCAGCCTTTAGTTCTGTCTCATCTACTACCCCTGTCTCAGAGGCTTTGAACTCAAGCAGACCCCATCCTTCTTCTTTCTCTGCCCTGTCTCGCAACTCTTTAAAGTGGTTGTGTCCTTTGGGTGTACCAATGAATAGACACCAGCCCTGTCTGTCAACCAAGGCTGGTCTGCATATATCTGTCCAAA